ATGTATGGATTATGAATAATCCAGTGAAGTATGAGAATCCTGTGCCGGCTAGAGGAATGCAGCGTATATGGGAATTTGATTTACCGGAAGGGAAATAAAGCCATGGAGAGATTAACTGATAGATTTGATGATGGAATTGTTGGAGTGATGTCGAAGGACAAAACAGATTTAATTAGTATTTTTGATGTGATAGAAGATCCAGTTACTTCGGTTATGGTTCAAAACGCAATAGATCAACTTAACAATTATGAGGCTACCGAATTAAAACCTACTGAGTGCGCTTCTAAGTGGGACATGGAAAACGAATGTAATCTAAGGGATTCAGAGATTACGTCCCTCAGAGAACAATTAGAGAACTATATCGATACAGGATTAACACCAGAAGAAATAAGGGTACAAGTTGAACTAAAAAATAATTGCTTTCAACGCATGAAAAATAATTATGAAAAACTATTAAAGATGTGGGACAGCACCTGTGATGGATATGTAACGCTTTGGAGAGAATTACAAGCCTATAAGGATGTAGAGGAACAAGGGTTATTGATTAAGTTTCCTCCGTGTGAACCAGGCGATATCATTTATGAGATAGATGCGCCAGAACATGGAGTTATTATCTGTGAAGTAATCAGAGTATATCATTCAAAAGGCTGGATATGTGGAGTTAAATCCAATGGAAAGTTCAGCGAAACATATATTGATATTAAAGTGATTGACGGACACGGAAAAGGCTCCTCATATCAATTTGAAGCATCAGACATTGGAAAATTAGTATTTATCACCAGAGACGCAGCCGAAGAAGCATTGAAAGGAGGAGTACCAGAATGAAACAAAAAACTAATACGTTAGGAGCAGTCACTACGGGAGCAATATACGCTGGCATGTTATTTGATCCCCAGCCGACACGAATTGAAAAGATCAAAAATATAATACATAGATGCATAGAAATGGATCTTGAAGTGCCTATGGAATGGTTGGGAGAATATAATGCATCAGTATCATTGACGAAAAGCGGAGTGGAAAGGAATATAGCAGATGAATGATGTCTTAATATTTATCCTAGGTATAGTATCCGGTATCGTGCTGCTAATAGGCACATCCGCAATCATAAACCAGATATTGGTTAAGCAAGCAGAGGGGAGTGAAGAGGATGAATAAATCAAAGATAGATTGGTGTGATTACACATGGAACCCGGTTACCGGATGTCTGCATAATTGTCCGTATTGTTATGCAAAAGGAATAACAGAAAGGTTCGCTTCACACGTAGAAACTAATCGAGAATGTATTGACAATGAACAGCTTCAAAGCGGACCATGCTATGAATTGTCAGAAGCGTGGACAAGGGACGGATTTATTCAGCCTTATCCTTTTGGATTTGCCCCGACATTTCACGGGTACCGATTAATGGAACCTAAGAAGAAAACCAAGGGGGTAAACGTATTTGTATGCAGCATGGCAGATCTCTTTGGTGAATGGATACCAGATGAATGGATCTCTAATGTATTTAAGGCATGTGAAGAAGAACCTCAGCATAACTATATGTTTTTAACTAAGGACCCTGAAAGATATGCAGAGCTATTTCATAAAGGCATATTAGTAAACAAGCCAAATTACTGGTATGGTACAACAAGAACAACATCCAGTTCATCTGCATACGTAACAAACGATAAAAGCAATTATAATGCATTCTTTAGTGTTGAACCTTTGCATAAAAAATGGGACATGTCAGAATTCGAGAATAAAGCATTCAAGAGAGTACAATGGGTAATCATCGGAGCAGAGACTGGTAACAGGAAGGATAAGACCATTCCAGAGAAAAGTTGGGTAGAGGATATCGTGATTGAGTGCAAGGCAGCAGGAGTACCGGTATTCATGAAGTCAAATCTGGCAGCAGTATGGGGGAACAATCTTCTTCAAGAGTATCCGGAGGGTTTAAGGAAGGAGTAAACGAGTGAAAGATAGTGAACGTATATTTTTCATTATGTGCCTTAATGCTTTTATATTTAAACAAAAGACTGTTTTTTACAACCTACTGGTAAGAGATTTAATTGAAATTATCAATTATATCATACCAAACAAAAGATGTTGGTACTACCTACAGAAATGGAGTGAAAAGGGATACTATAATTACGGTGTAACATTAGATTCAGGATGGTTCGAACCTGATAAATTTACTGGAATATATAAAGAGATATACCTTGAAATCAGATTAAAGAGAGAGAGGTAGCAGTTATGGCAAGATATCCTCAATGTGAAAGATGTCGTGACGAAGATACTAATAAGTGTGATACATGCAATCCGGACAAACCAGTAGAGCCGGAAGAAATCACAATAGAGAAAGCTCTTCAGTATTTTGAGGAAGAAAACCAAAGATATGAGGATTTGCTAGGGGAGAGGGTTAATCAGTTAGAGGATTACAGGATTAACATGATAGTTATAAAAGCACTAAAGCAAGCTACATTATGGATGCCTGATGGCAGCAGGATTAAATATTAGCAAGTGATTTGTAATGCATACCGGAAGGATGCAAGATAGATAGGGGTGATTAAGTGAATCAAGTGACAGCAGATGAATTAATTAGTCAAGCGGTTAAAAAAGCTATTAGAGAATACAGTAAACAACAGGTATGTGAAAGGAAGCGTAAAGCGTTACATAATACGAAAATGCTGCTGAAAAATTATGATAAGATCAAGTGCAGCATTGAGGAAGCGATTTCTGATGAAAGTCAATTGAATGAAAGTCTCAAGTATGATGCTGATGATGAAGTGTACATAAACAGTATAAGAAAGAGTAAACTAAAGAGCCTCATTATTATAGCTCACATAGACAGAGCACTTGCAGTAGTGCAGGAGGAATACAAAAGTAAAGAGGTGTCTGAAAAGTATGATGCTTTCATTAGTTGCATGCTTGACCAGATGACTTATGAAGAGGCAGCAGCTATTTACTACACTAGTAAGCAGTCAATAAGCAGATGGGTTGTAGATGCAACAAAGCTAGTAAGTATACAACTCTTCGGGGTTGATGGGGTGGAGTTCATATGAGATTATCGTGAGAAAAAGACGTGATTTACAGGTTATTTCTTCCCGTGTTATTATTATTGTGGAAGGTTGCAGAAACCTACATCAGCTGTCAGGTCGGCAAGATTGACAGCTGATTTCTAAGTAACGATGAATGGGGGAATGGATTATGTTAATTACTTACTATGGCATTGTCATATTTCATTTAATTGAATGGATTAAATATATCAAAAAAGTAGCTCACGTATTAATTAGTAATGAGGTTGGCTATAATGCGATGAAGCAGAGACATGATGTACGATCTTAGGCTACGGCATTGAAATACGTTGAATACTGATAACAACCTCTCAATGTATGGATTAGTCGTAGCCGTAAATATATAAATGCAAAGTGAATTGTAGCTCAGCATGGCAGAGCAGCGGGGCGCCGCGATGTATGCAGGTTCGACTCCTGCCAATTCACTTCCCTTTCCCCCGAAGGGATCGCCAGTACTTCTCAATATGAAAAGCCATTCTGATTAAATTCAGAGTGGCTTTTCTGCATTGTGTAAGAGGATTATAAAATAAGAGTCTATATAAAATGAGGTGGTGATTTTGGCAAGAGATAGAAGCCCAAATAGAGACAAATCCTTTGAAGTATATAAGAAGCATAAGGGCAAGATAAAGAATAAAGATATTGCCGAAATGCTCCATGAAGATCCTAAAACTGTGTCTAAGTGGAAGACATTAGATAAGTGGGAAGAACGAATAAATAATTCGAAAAAAGAAAAGGGAAATTCGAAATTCGAAAAAACGAGTAAAAATGCAGAAAATGAAGTACTGGAAGGTGAGGTTTTTGATGATCTACATGAGATCGTAGAAAACGTCGACTTAAATGAGAAGCAAATTCTTTTTTGCATTTATTTTATAAAGTCATTTAATGCTGCAAAAGCATACCAAAAAGCATATGGATGTGATTTGGTTTCTGCATATACTGCAGGACCTAGATTGTTAAAAAATGTTCATATAAACATGGCCATAGAGAAGATGAAACAGAATAGATTTAGTCAAGCCATGCTGAAACCAGAGGATATAGTTCAAAAGTATATAGATATTGCACATTCTGACATTACTGATTATATAACTTTTGGTAAAAAGCAAGTACTTATAGGATATACAAAAGATAACGTAGCTATCTATGAAAAGATTAATTATATGGATTATAAAGAAAGTACCGAAATCGATGGTACTTTAATTACTGAGTTTAGGCAGAGCAAAGATGGTTTTTCAATTAAGCTAATGAATAGAGAAAAGGCAATGCAGTGGTTAACAGATCATATGGATATGGCAACCACGGAACAGAAAGCACAAATTGAACATATCAAGAATAAGGATAAGCTAGACCGTGAGAGGTACGAGCATCAGGTTGATATGGATAATAAAAGGGATTGGTAATGGATATACTACATGATTTTTTAATAAGTAAACCTTGGCGAAATTTATCATACAAACTTAAATTAGAGCGTGGCGGTAAGTGCGAACGTTGCGGATACAGGCCAAGACATTTCAGCAGTTTGATAGGCCATCACAAAGTTAAACTGACTGAGAGCAATGTATATGATATTAATATTTCTCTTAATCCGGATAAGATTGAGATAATATGCCATACCTGCCACAATAAAGAGCATGATAGATTTCATAATACGCATCACGTTTATATCGTCTATGGAAGCCCATTATCCGGTAAGACAACGATGGTAATGGACATGATGCAGTATGGTGATATCGTTCTAGATATGGATGCTCTATGGAGAGCTGTGACATTCCAGAACGAATACATTAAACCAAAGAATGTTAGGTTTAATGTATTTAAGTTACGAGATGATCTACTGGACCAGATCAAGACCAGGTATGGTCAATGGTACGATGCTTACATAATTGGAGGTTATCCTGATAAGTACGAGAGAGAGCGTCTGGCCGAAGAACTTGGTGCAGACGTTATTTATTGTGAAAGTACAAAAGAGGATTGTATAAAGCGGTTGCAGGATAGTGATAAGCCGAATGACTGGTTGGAGTATATTGAAGATTGGTGGGATCAGTTTAATGGGTAAAGGAGATATGATATGACTTGTATAGCTGGGATAGTTCATAATGGTAAGGTATATATTGGAGGAGATAGAGCTGGGGTAGCTGATTACAATTTAATGGTAAGGAAGGATAGTAAGGTGTTTCGCAATGAAGAATTCATTATTGGATTCACTTCATCCTTTCGAATGGGACAACTCCTTAGGTACAAGCTCAAGCCTCCTTGTTTACTCAATGAAGATGGTACATCAAAGGACTTGTATGAATATATGGTAACTGATTTCGTTGATGCGGTAAGACAATGTCTTAAGGATGGTGGATTTGCAATCCGTAAGGATTACGAAGAAAGCGGAGGTCACTTCCTTGTTGGATACCGGGATAGGATGTTCCATATTGGAGCGGATTATCAAGTGGGTGAATCACTGAGCGGAATGTATGCGGTAGGTTGTGGAGAACACCTGGCATTAGGATCCTTATACACTTCTTCTATGTTTGAACTTGATCCGGAGAAAAGAATAACCTTGGCCTTGAAAGCAGCGCAATACTTTAGCGCCGGAGTGCGCGAACCGTTTGATATTATCAGTACATAGCCCTCCCCATAGGACCGTGTACCTGTTTTTGCTTTATACTGTGATAGGGTTGTCTAGAGGACACACACCAAAAATTTGACTTTTTGATTTCGAGTTTCCGAAAAACATTGAGAGCAGGTGATAATGTGAATAATCCAGAGTTAACAGCCGAGATTGAGCGGCTAAAGAAGAGATTTTCCAATGCGGATGAGAATAAATTGGAAGCTCTGGAGGCTTTGATTGAACAGGCTGCTTTTGAAAGGATCTACCTTAGAAGATTAAATGAGCAGGCAATTATATCAGGATTAGTTAAGGTCCATCCGGATAATCCTTGTAAACAATTATCGTTGCCGGTATCTGGTGAAATAGCGAAACACTCAGCTACGCTAACCAATATTACAGATAAATTGATGAAGCACCTGGGCGCAGATCAGGAAGATGATGATGAGGGGCTGGGAGATTATGAATAAAGGTCATTCATTATCAGAAAGACACGCACTCAGTAAACTCATGGATCGATATCCGGAGGCATTCCTTTGGGATTACGTGGATAAGTGTCTATCTGATGTGATTATTGTGGGTAAAGAGCTGAAAGCACAACTCCGGATGCTTATTGACGATATGGACAACATCGCTTATAAGTTTGATACTTCGGAAGCTCACAAACGAATTAAATTCATAGAGAATGAATGCCGGCATAGTATATCTCCCTTTGCAGGGAAGCTTTTTAAATTGGAATTATGGCAAAAGGCATATATGGAAGCAAAGTACAGCTTCTATATGTGGATAGAAGAGAAATGGCTACGAAGATTTACGAGAACTCTCCTTCTGATCGCAAGAAAAAATGGTAAAACAACACTCTGCGCAGCGGATGATCTGGCAGAGTTTTTTTGTGGGAATGTAGGTACCAATATATTATGTGCTTCGAATGATTATGAGCAGGCCGGACAGATATTTGACGAAATCAATAATATGCGTGAAGAAAGTTCGAAGCTTGAGAAGGTTAGCCGAAAGAATAACAAAGGGATATTCATGGGAAACCCGAAGCAAAAGAAAAAGAAAGGGAAATACAGCAAACAGAATAAGGCTAAGATAAAGAAGCTGTCTGCTAAGACCGGAGCAAAGGAAGGTAAAAACGTAGACAAAGCCACCATAGATGAAACACATGAGATGAAGGACAATAGTCTGGTAGCACCGATCATGCAATCAACCTCCACCAAGGATGAAGTAATGATAGATGAGATAACCACAGAAGGCTTTGTACAGGATGGATATCTTGATATAACCTTGAAGGATGCAAGACAAGTATTGAAGGGTGAAATATTACGGCCACGCTGGTTAATATGGTTATATACGCAGGATAGTGAAGCGGAGATATGGCAAGATCGGAGTAGCTGGGTGAAAAGTAATCCAAATCTTGGAGTATCAAAGAAGTGGCACTATCTTGATGACTTAATCGAAGAGTCAAAAACAAATAGTGCAACCAGGGCATTCATGCTGGCTAAGGATTTTAATATAAAGCAATCGAATGCTAGTGCCTGGCTACAACAATCGGAAATACTAAATGTTCAGACATTCGATATAAAGGATTTTACCGGAAGCTTTTATATTTCTGGGAATGACTTTGCAGAAACCACAGACCTTTGCGCTTCTTCTATTCTACTTAAGAAGACTGGAGATAAGATGACATATATGTTAACACATTACTGGATACCGGAGTGCAAATTAGACTCAAGCCCAGATGATGTAGATTATAGAGAATGGGAAAGAGATGGTATTCTAACAATCATACCTGCTAGCGAAGGCAATTCGGTATCCAGTGCTATGATTGCAGATTGGCATTACCAGCTGTTCTTAGAATATGATCTCAAACCTTTTAAAAGCGGATATGATAACAGATTTGCGAAGGATTTTCAGAATAGATATATAGAGTTGTTTGGTGAGAAAATTGCAGTCAACGTTCCTCAGGAATTTAAGGTTCTCAATAATCCAACGAGAACCTTAGAAGCAGACCTAAGAGATAAATCGGTAAATTATAATAATAGCCAGGGTGATTTCTCCTGCTTCTGTAATGCGGGAATGGCTATTGATACATTGGGTAGGATTATGCTTTGTAAATTAAAGAAAACTCATAGAATAGACGGAGCAGCAGCCAAGGTTATTGCTTATGCAACCTTAGAATGGTACCGATCAGAGTTTATGAGCATGGTAGCATAGAAAGAAGGTGAAGAATGGGAGTATTAGATTATCTAAAATTTGTGTTTGGAGGTAAACAATCTAAGTATCGAGCTTGGCTTGCAAACTCAATGCCGATTTTTTCAAGTTTTGGTAACAATATCTATCTATCAGACTTTGTGAATAATGCAATTGATAGATCTGCAAGTGAAATATCAAAGATAGAGTTAAAAAGCGTGATTGAAAACGGAGGCAGGATACAGTTACAGAACGATGATATCACTAGATTATTTCGATTTAAGCCTAATCCATTACAGACATCAAGTGACTTCTTCTCTAATGTAGAATGGCTACGAAGAAAAGATAGAAATGCATTTATCTATCCAATGTATGAGACTATTACGATAGCGAACGGTACCGCATTCAAAAAATTCACCGCCTTCTATCCTCTAAAACCGATGAGAATATACATCGGTATAAACGATGGTCAGGTATGGGAGATCAAAATGGATTTTGAGGATGGCAGCAGTTATACTTTGCCTTACTCTGAATTAATTCATCTAAAATGGAGAAGAGGATCGAACACAGTAATCGGCGGTGGTGATGATTATGGAGAAGCCAATGATTATGATGTACTCAGGACGGTAGATGCACTCGATAAAACAATCCAGGGGCTTCCGAAAAGCATTGAAGCAAGTTTACAGATAAGTGGAGTATATCATGCTAAGACATTAGCTGATGCAGCTAAGCTTTCAACTTTACGTGATGATTTCGAAAGTCATTTAATGAAGAGTAAGACGGGTATCGTTGCTACAGATATAGGCGGTGAATTCACTCCTGTGAATATAAAGGCTGCCGAAATACCAGAGACAGCACTTAAATTTTTAAAATCAGTTATTCAAGAGCGCTATGGGATATCAGCTGCAATCCTTTCAGGGGATTACAACGGAGATCAGCATAGCGCTTTTTATCAAACAGCGATAGAAGATTTTATTATACAACTTGAGCAATCCATGACGGCTGCTTGCTTTACTCCAAGGGAGCAGGACGTGGGACACCGGATAAAAGCATACTACAGAAAAGTTAATTATATGTCTACCTCGGATAAGAAAGAGCTTGCTAATCTGGCCAAAGAGACAGGCATTATGACTCTTAATCAAATCAATGAGATGTTCGGTGTCGAGCCATTTGAAGGAGGAGATAGAAGACTTCAAAGTTTGAACTTCATGAACATTGATGTTATTGATGAGTATCAGAAATCTAAGGCTGGGGTTACTCAGGAACCAGGTATATCGGATTCTGGTGACACAGCGATTGTTCAGGATGTTGCAAAAGACGTTTCGGGAAAGTCACTAAATAGTGCGCAGACACAATCCCTTTTATCAGTCATGGAACAATACACAAAGAAACAATTAACAATGGGTCAAGCAATAAACATCATTAGCATATCGATTGGTATCAGTAAGAAGGAAGCGAAAGATATCATCGAAGGTCTAAATGAAGAATAAGGAGGATGATGAAATGGCGAATAAGCTAATTAATCCAGATGGCAAGTATATCAAAAGAAATTATGAGCTATCTGAAGTACGAGTAGAGGAAAATGGTAACACAATAACAGGTCATGCAGCTGTTTATGGTCAGATGACCAGAATAGGAGATTGGTTTTATGAGATTATTGCTCCAGGCGCATTTGATAGAGCGGATCTATCTGATGTGGCTTTCTACTTAAACCATAATATTGATGCTCTTCCAATGGCCAGAAGTAGAAAGAGTATCCCGAATTCAACGATGAAGGTTACACCGGATGTTAAGGGACTCGGTATTAATACTTCCCTAGATATTGAAAACAATACAGACTCACGCGCACTCATTTCAGCAGTCAATCGTCAAGATGTCTCTGGAATGAGTTTTTCATTTCTGGTTGGTGATGAAGACTGGCAGGGACTTGATACGGAGATGCCAACTAGAACCATTAAAACGGTAGCCAAGGTAATTGAGGTTAGTGCAGTTACCTACCCGGCTTACGAAGGAACTGATATTGATGCCCGCTCAGGATCGCTGGAGAGCGACAGAGCAGCTCTGGAGAGAGCGCAAAGCATTATTATAAACCAAAGGAACCAAAGCGAAGTAGAAACTCTTAAACAAAAAATCATTTTGAAAGGTATGGTATGATATGAAAGAAAAATTAAAGAAACTCTTAGCAATTAAGAATCAGCGCAAGACTGAAATCACAGCAGCAGCAGAAAAATCTACGGACGTTGTAGAATTAAGAAACCTGAACACTGAACTCACTGGACTCAATGATGATATTAGATCTC